CCTTCCTGATAGCAAGAAAGTCATCCCAAACAGATTCGCTAACGTCACTAGGACGAAGCGAGCTTGCCGAGCGTTGCTTTATATTTGGTTGTTGGTTATTGGTTATTGGTTGTTGGTTATTGGTTGGTTGCACGGTCGTTGAACGGTCGTTGAACGGCTGTTGAACGTCCGTTGAACGCTTGTTCAACGCTCGTTTAGCGGCTGATGCTTTTCCAGCCTTAGAAGCGGCTTCCAATTGCTGGTGATAGTGGGCTATCTCCCTATCGCATCGTTTGTGATGCCAGCTTCCTTCCTCTAGTGTGAAGAACATGCCTAAAAGCCCCGATATGGCTTGCTCCTTATCGCGGCCATTGACCTTCATTGAAAGTTCGTGCAGTGAGTTTGGAAGCGGCTTTTCTGTGTCGTAGTAAAGCCAAAGCAACTTCATGTAGATGCCAACTTCTTCGTTGGTTAAGAAAGAGGTGTCCTTAATGAAGTCACCAATGTGGTGTTGGTAGTAGTGCATTTGTACCTTTCATCAAAGGTTGCCATCACTGAAGAAGCATTTGGCAGGCAGGTGATGAGGCTGCTTTTCGGGAGCTACCCTAGCCAATGCGGTGAAACAAATAAGAGTCTAAATCAGATTTCAATAACCTTGCAAGTCCACCCTTCTTTCAACTTACCCCATCCGTGAACTTCTATCTTCCAACCTGCTCGCAAGATAGCCGGAAGATGCTCACTCTCTGCAATCTTCTTCACCCTGGCCGAGACGTTAGCTCTGGAGGTCGTCTGAACTAAGAGCGTCTCCTCGTCCTTGAGACAGAGAATGTCGCCTATGCCAAACAAGTCCTGCCTGATCCTGGCCCAAGGGTTCCAGTGCTCGACGATCTGACACAAGTAACCACGCTCACGAAGCGCAGCTAATGATCGTTGCGTAGGACTTACCGACGAACGGCGTTTCTTTTTGGTATCAGTGGCAGAGATTGTCGTCACGATGACAGTCTTATGTGATTGATAAGCCTAAGATTACTCCATCGACACAAACAAACCGGAGCTAGCAAAATGACAACTGCACGCGAAGAACTAGAAGCAAGGCGCAATGTAGCAATGGATGCAATGGTCATCACAAAGTGTGACTTGCAGCGCAACGTCAGATATGTTCGCAGCCAAAACAACTGGATGAAAATCACCAGAGATAAAAATTCGTTTTGTTTTGCAAGAGGGTATGCAGGACAGCCTAAAGCCAAGGACATTGATACCTTCACATTTACCTGGGTTGCAAACTGGAATGAAGCAATAGAAAAAGCAAAAAGCACACTTGCCTGGATTGAAATTTAATAACTGGGGCTTCGGCCCCTACAGGAGCCAACATGAAAATCATACTCACACAAGAGCAGTTAGAAAAAATCATCAAGGAATATTTCGACAACGACTACAACATCAAGATCAACGAGATTGTATTTGCAGCTAACGTAGAACAGTTCTGCACGATCTACACAAAGGAAGCACCATGAGCGTTGACTACGATGCTTGGCTAGACAGAAAACTTTACGAATACGACAGAGAGAGGGAACAAAATGACTACCAACAACAGTTGGAACAACAGGAGTACGAACTTGACCAAGTACAAGATAACGAGGAGTGACTGGATCTTATGCACAGCATTGGGAATATTCTACGGAACACTGCTCTTCCTGTTCATCAAATGAAGGAGCCAAACATGAAATTCAATGAACTCAGAAAGATCAACGTAACCGAAAAGGTCGAGAAGAAAAACGGACTTTCTTACTTGTCTTGGGCCTGGGCCGTGGATACATTGTTACAACATGACCCTACGGCAACCTGGGTGTACAAACCCCATCAAACCTGGAATGACACGGTGATGGTGTTCTGCGAGGTAAAAGCATTCGGCGTATCTCGCACTGCACAACTACCCGTCATGGATCACCGTAACAAAGCGATCTCTGAGCCAGATGCTTTCCAGGTCAACACTGCTATGCAAAGGTGTCTAGCTAAAGCTATCAGTCTCCACGGCATCGGGCTTTATATCTACGCTGGGGAGGATCTGCCAGAGGAAACTAAAGAAGACCCGACAGACCACCTCAAGATCGTGAGCGAGGCTGAGAACATGGAAGATCTGAAGCAAGCCTTTACGACAGCTTACAAGGCTCTAAAGAACAATCCTGAAGCTATCAAGCAGTTAGACGCAGCCAAAGAACAACGCAAGAAAGAACTCACGGAGATCAAATGAGCCAGATTCTCTCTGCTGCAAAACAATCAGGAGTTCTCATCTCACACCGAGATGAGTTCCTGAAGTCGGTAGAAAGGTTTGGCCGGTTGATGCTCAACAAGTCTAAACCGCTAACACCAACACAGACAGCTTACTTAACCGCTCTAGATGACTGGATGTCACTCAACGATCTGGCTAACAAGTTTGGATGCACACCACAAAATGCCTTGAAGATGATCCGCGCTTTGGAGGCTCGCAAGTTGGTAACGAAAGAAAAACTCTACAGGCAAGCCTGGGCCTTTTACTACAAACGAAAATGAACCTGAACACATTTGAAGAGGGACTACTAGACTCGATCCAGACAGAGCGATGCAAGAAACTGCTCTGGTCTGTGATTCAACTGGCAGTCGATGATGCTTGCAAAGCACCCTATAAAACTAAACCAATGGATGACACGATTACCGCACTTAGATTCTTATTCGGAGACCTCCACGAGTCAGGGCTCGACAATTATCTGATGTGGCTTGACGTTGACAGCAAAGAGTTCAAGAGACGCATGGTCAATGCCATGTTCTCAGAGCGTCACGACAAGTTCACTGACTTCGAGAGACGAGCCTTTCGAGCTAACTACAACTGGTATCTGAGAAATGAGATCAATCCTGACAACTGAGAATGACCGCAGAAGGGTCATAGAGGCCATAGAAGCCACTGAATTAGGCTACATGGTAACTATCTCCAAGCCTCCACGTACAGCGGCTCAGAATCGGTTTTATTGGTCGATCCTGACAGCTTGTGCGGAGCAGTTAATGGGCCAGCAATACACCCAGGACATCTGGCATGAGTGGGCTAAGACGAGGTTTCTTCCTTCTCGTGTTGTTGAGCTTCCTGGAGGCCAAGTAAAAGAGATTGAGCCTTCGACTGCTTCGCTTACAGTCTCTGAGTTCTCTGACTTGGTAGAGCAACTCCTACAGTACGCAATCGAAAAGGGCTTAGTCTGGACAGACGAGATGAAGGACGCTGAACTTGATCTGAGGAAGATTGATGTACACAAACAAAAAGTTGCTTGAGGCTTGCAGAAATATGCCTTGCGGTGCATGTTTTTGTGAGGACGGGACTGTAGTCGCCGCCCATAGAAATCAAGGCAAAGGCATGGGCATCAAGGTCTCTGATGCTTTAGTAGCATCCTTATGTTTTCGTTGTCACTCATACTTAGATCAAGGTAAAGAAATGTCTCGTGAGGAACGTCGAGACTTCTGGAACCAAGCGTACATCAACACAATGCAAGCAATGATCGAAAGAGGGATACTAAAGGTGCAAAAACACAGCTAATTTACGGATAAAAATCAGACAAAGGAGCAAAAACATGGCTAACTTACGGAAAAAAAGCGGCAAAAGATCGTTAGAACTGGAAGATTTATGGTTTGAGTTCCAGGACACTTATGAAACAACTGGATTCAAACAACAGTTTCTGAACGATGTTTGGGGTGCTTATGCCGTAGGGAATGAACTCAAACTACTGGTCACTCTAAGACCTTTAGCTGAACCTGCAATTTATAACGGCGTTAAAGCATTATTTGAGGATTGGCTTCTCAACAAGCACCATAAAAAAATCTCGTTGACATTCAAAGTTGTTGTACACAACGAACACACACAATTTGCAGAAATATTTTCAAAGATGAACTGACATGGAACAAAGAACTGATGATTGGTACAAAGCAAGACTAGGCCACCTAACCGCTAGCAGGGCTTCAGACGCGCTTGCAAAGATTGGTACGGCTACACGCCGTAACTATCAAATTCAACTCGTCACAGAGCGTTTGACAGGCTTACAGGGGGATTCATTCACAAACGCAGCTATGCAATGGGGTACGGAACAAGAACCCGTTGCCAGAGCCGCCTACGAAGTCCACACAGGGCATTTCGTCGAGCAGACAGGGTTTCATGTTCACAAGTCGATAAAGTGGCTTGGGGCATCTCCTGATGGCTTTGCAGGGTCTGGTCTGATCGAGATCAAGTGTCCTAACTCAAACACTCACGTTGACTATCTTTTAGCTAAGGAGGTTCCCACTAAATACAAGCCACAAATGCTCACTCAAATGCTCGTGACAGGTCGGACTTGGTGCGACTTTGTGTCGTTTGACCCAAGACTTCCAGAACATCTACAGTTGTTTGTCGTACGTTACCAACCAAAACCGGAAGAGCTAACTAAGATCGAGGCTGATCTGGTTGCTTTCCTAAACGAAGTTAATCAAATGGAGTTGTCGCTATGCCAAAAGAACTAACAGGAAGTATCAGCAAGAACAAGAAGAAAGAGAAGGATGTACACCCAGACTACCGAGGTTCAGCAATGATTAACGGGACTGAATACTGGGTCTCAGGATGGGTCAACGAGGGTTCCGACGGGAAGTATTTGGGACTAAAGTTCCAAGCAAAAGAGGAAGCAAGATCAACCAAAGTCGATGACGACGATTCAGTGCCATTCTGATATGTTAAGCGTACACCACCAAACTATGTTGAAAAAGGCGTTTGCAAAGCGTCCTGCAAACATTTCCGACGATTCTCCGGTCTTGGAGAGGGTCATTCACATCATCAAGTCTGAGGCTCCTGAGTGTTTTTGGAAGCCTACGGAACTAGAGAAGCGGAGGTTCTTTAATGCACCACGGCCAGGAACTCCTCACGAGGATGCGGTCTATCCGTTCCCGAAAGGCTTATTATGAGCAACTGGAAAGAGTTAATCGAGAATCAGACGAGGACAGAAAAATTCAGACCCGTAGAAGAAATTTGGAGGGAGCACGGTTGGATTCCACCGTCAACCGAGTGCTTAGACACAATGGCAAAACATAAGGCTTTTCGGGAGTGGTCGATCCGTGGCATCGTGGATCAACCTTATCAAGCAAGTTAAAAGTTCTGATGTCGATGAGATAACGGCAGCGTATAACCAAGCGTTGCCGTTTGTCGTTCAGGACTGGGCAAAGATGATCTTAAAGTTAGCTAAAAGCAAACGACTTCCGATCATCGAAAAGATCGACAGGATTCACGGAGACAAGATCGGCCAGATGGTGCGAGATGAAGTTACCGCGCAACACCGCGGCTCTTTTCAAAACTCCTCATGCCAGCAATCCCCAACATACCGCTCAAAATAACCCATAGAGCGTCGGTATCTAGCATGGGGGGAGGTTTTACATCTTGCGGGACAATCTGTTCTGCTTGCATCCAAGTCCATGCCCAGACAAGTAACGGATAAGCAAGAAACTGATAAAACATCGCACCCGCACCAACCCAACCAATAGCAGGTCGCCAGCCGGCAACAAACATATTCTGATTGGCAGCTTCGACCTTGTTAACTTCCATCTGGCCGAGATCAATCGCTTGGTCAATACGCTTGGCCTCAAGCTCAAGCTCCATGCGTTCCTTATCGGAAGTATGTAGGTCTCCGATAACTTTTCCGACGCTATCAACGATGGAAGAAATGCCGAGCAGGTTCATAGCTTAAGCGTCCTGTTCACCCAACCCAACATGAACTTCATCTGGCTTCTGTCACGGGTAACAATGTCACGATACCTAGCGATCTTTGCCAGCGCGTAATAGGCCACAAAAAGCTCAGGATTTGCTTGGTTGAGTGCTGATACCGTCTTAGCTCCGATAACGCCGTCTGGGGCCGTTTTGACGCATATCTGGGCAAGTTTGATGGACACCGGAACGCCGGCATTAACAGCAAAGTTAAATATGGACGATGCTATAACGTCATGCGTTAAATCATCGCCTTTGATTTTGTCCCAAAAGTTAGTTTTGTAAAAGTCTCGGACTAACTGTGTCGGAGGTGTTTCTTGATAATCGATGTGCTGCCAGCCCTCCCAGCTGGGGTGCATCTTGCGAGCAATGCCCGCATAGGTCTGACCACCTCGATCACCCTTGACTTCGTGAAGAACGTAACCCCCTTCGTCCTCCATCATTTTGTCGTACGCTTGCTCGAAGTTAGCCATTTTTCTTGTTGAACAATTCAAACAATGTTTTTACCTTTTCCTCCAACACTGCCAAACGATTGTCTGCTTTCGCTAACACGATGACTAGCATCACGAAGGCTACCAACATCGGCCATATCTTTGAAAGGATTTCGACCATATCCACGAATGATCCTTTGCGCTAAAACTTCAGCTTGCAACCACCTCTCCCCTAAAATAAGCCGTTCCATCAATAACTTCGACGAGTTCGGGTGGGAGAAGTAAACCATCATAGAATTTTAGGACAGCAAAGCCAGAACACCAAGGAGTCGGGTTATCTTCTAGATAATTGAACTGCTCACCATCAGGATCGGCTAGCATCCCTGTGGAAACGCCGTACCTTCTCCCCTGATAGTCGCCCCATCCTTTAACTTCTAAAAGATGAGTATGGCCTGAGACCGTAGAGACCCCAGCTTTCAATGTGTTGTTGTATCCAGAATGAATGCCAGAATGTTGTAAACGGTGCTTGATCATGCAAATATCGTTGACCATGAGCGACCAACTTACAGACCATTCTGGTATGTGATCCTTGAGTGTTGTTCCTTGGATACCTCGAAACTCAGGGACAGCCCCAGCAAGCCTACGATCAAACCGTATGTCGTGGTTTCCAAGTGTCCTGTGTAGGTAAGTTCCTAGACCCTTACAAGCCTTCACGATCTTATCCATATGCCACTGGACAGCCTCAAGCTCATCCTTAAGACTAACAACAGGAGTCCAGTCCATAGGCCCAAAACGGGAGATCGTTCCACCGTCGAGGATGTCTCCGTTTGCAATGATTGCCTTGGGTTTTAGGGTCTTGATTAGCTTTAAGAGTGCATTAAAACCAACAGATGGCTCCCCAGGCATGAAGTGCGCGTCAGAGAAAACAATGACGTAGCCTTCGATGTCGAGCGTTGCTCGCTTGCGATTTTCAGGGAGTGTAAGTCTGCCATCTTTTGTTAGCAGTCTTATGCCACGTTTGTTTTCGATAATGCGCCGACGGTCGTAGACATTTCTGACAGCTACCCCGAAATGCTCTGCAATCCTAACTGGGCTACCTATCTCATTCCAAACTTTGACGAACTCGTCATCGGTGATCTTTCTTACCACGCCAAGCTCCGCGCTCGATGCTCTGGATCATCTTCCGAGGGATGACCAGAGACTGAGCAATTGCGTCGTCAGTCAATGACTGACAAATTTTCACGCCCTGCTTGGTCTCTGATAACAAGAAGCCTACAGAAACAACAAGCGGAACCTGAAACTCCTTGGCTTTCTCTGGGCTATCCCCCCAACCCAAAGTGTCGTGGCAGGCATCTTCC